TGGTAGCTGCTCATGTCGGGTTTACCTCGGTTGTGTTGGTTTGTTATCGGTATGTTACTGCTCGAGTGTGTAAAGCCTAATGCGGTAATGCTCACCCACGGGGTTGCCTCGTCCCGTTCCCTTGCATTACTTAGCTGATTATGTTTACAGCTCGCCTCGGCGCTTGGCACATTGCCTTTCGTCTATCAGGTTTTGTGCGCGCCGATCTAACCACGTTCCCGTGGATAAGCCCCGCATCATGCGAACGATGTACAGCCTTGCTACTTACCAGTTGTAAAGGGTTTACTTTCTATCAGACCTAACCATTAACGCCGCGCATAACACTGTTAGAGCTAACGCAAGCCACACGTGCCGGCTCATAGCTGGTTCTCTGGAAACGCTCGGCGTAATGCTTCATGGGCAAGGTTTAACTCATCTGTTAACCGTTCTACTTCACGTCGTAGAAAGTCACGCTCACGCGCAATAGCGCTCATATGGTCGTGCAGTCGGTTGTATTCCTCTTGTGGGTTCATCATTTCTTTAGCCCGTCAATAATTACGCGGCACTGCCCGCTTGTTAATGTCTCAACTACCACGTCGTCAACTTGTAACGCTTTGTCTATGTACTCAAGTAATTGTAGATCGTCCCAACCTTTACCGCGCGCAAGGCTCTTCAAGAAAGCAATCTGTTTTGCTGTCGCGCCCCCGTGGCTGTCTACTCGAGCCGGCTCATTGTTAATCCGGTTTACTTTCTCCATTTCGGTTGATGATGCGCGCTCGCCTGTATGCCCAATGCGGCTGTTGCTGATTGCGCGCCCAATCGCGCTGGTTTCACAATTCTCTAAAAACGAGGTTTTGTTTACTGGACTATTGCCGAACACTTCCTCGGCATAACCTGTAGCAATTAGTTTGTCGTCGTTGTTGTAACACTCGGCGCGCATAATAATTGTTGACCCGTCGTAATGATGTATTGACGTAATTATCCTGCCGTCCGGGTATTCGGTCCACCAACGCACAAGGCGTTGTGCCACTGTTTCATAAAGGCTCAAGTCAAAGTGTGCCATTAGCAAGCCACCCAAACGATTGCGTTTCGTCCGTAACGTGTTTTGCGGCGTATGCCGCTATCAACAATGTAAGCGTCACGGTGTAAACCGTTTATGCGCGCCGATACTGATTGTGCTGGTAGCTCAAGTAACACACTTATTTCGTCTGCTGTCATGCCTTTAGCCTCGGTACGGCTTGCCCATTTAATCCAAAAGTGCACTAGCTCGCGTTGCTTGCCTGCGTGAGGTTTTGCAGCTTCGCCGGCTTCGCGTGATGTATCTGGCGCGTTGTGTGCAATTGCTACGCTCGGGTGATCGAGTGCTAAACGCGTTTTCTCTCCAGCCAATCCCAATGTTGTTGTAAACATTTCTAGTTGGTTATTCATGTCGGGTTCTTTCTCTTAGTCGGGTTTATTGGTTTTACCTTAGTACACGCTTTTAAGTTTGGGTGTAACCACATAACCTTTTCGGGGTTGTGCCGGTACCTTGTGCCATGCATCGTTAGACCGCAAGCTTTACAAGGCGCGTATAACATTTATGGCCGCTCGTAATACTGATGCGTTGAATTTGTTTTGCTCACCGCCAATTGTCATGTTTGCTTCATACATAATTGCTAGCTCGTCAAGCAAAATTGAGTGGTCTGGCTGTTCGGGTTTTGGCACGTGGTTTGGTCTAAAAATGTCATCTATGAATTGCTTAAATACTTTGTTGTATTTGTCGCTGTAAGTGTCGGGATACATTGCTTTTCTCGTTTCTTGGCTTATGCCACTATCGGGATATGGACTATCAACCATGTGTGCTGGCCCATGCTTTCCAGCCAACCATAGAGTAGAGGTGTGCCGAGGCTTTAAGATTTACCTCGGGTTTAAATAAGTCGTCTAACGTTGTGATAAAGCCCAATTCGGTCAACCATAGGACGTGGGTGCCGTTTATTTGCATAAGTCCTCGACTCCCGCCGTTACTGTCTTTAGCGTTGTAGGCAAGTGGGTTGCATCGTGACTCGCGAAACATTACGCGCGCCAGCATCGGTGCTTGGTCCGCTGGCCAGCCAGCTGTAATCGCATCGGCAACGTATTGTGCACAACCTTTAGGCACTGTCGTTGTCGTAGTCGTCGTAGTTGGCAATTCGGGCACAATGCTTATTAGCGTTGTAGTGATTTGCTCACCCGGCTGTAGTTTGGCTTCAGGCGCTTTACTAGCGTCCCAGAGCAACGTAAACGCCGCCAAGCCACTAATTAGCCATGCACCTATTTTGATTGCGAAATAGCTCATTTTTTCTCCAATTGGTAAGGGGTCTGCCAGCTGTCGCCTTGAGCGTTTTTAAACGCTATTTGCGCGTGTAGAACTTTGTCTGTTTCAGGGTCACGAAAGATTTGCACTAACACCATTTGC